CGAACGGATCCGTGGCACCGCCGTATTGGCTGGTCTTCTCGTAGTGCAGCTGCCGCAACTCCTCGAGCAGGTCGAGAAACGGCAGCGAGCCAGGCCGCTGCTCGTGCTGGATGCCGTCGCCCTTGAGACGATGCTGCTCAAGCAGGTGCTCGATGTAGGGCTCGTCGGCAATGCCGTCCCACTCGACGTGTTGCGGTCCCTCGCCTTCCGCGACATGTGGCAATGGATCTGTCGCCGGCTGCGACACGTCGTACCACTGCTCGTGCGGTCTGCCTGCGGCCTGGGCGTCACGCCGCTGCTGCACGGCCTGGCGGAGAGATTCGTTGGCGGACTCGATGGCGGTCGTCATGGTTTCCCTTTTTCTGGAATCTGGAAAATCGCAGTCTGCCGACGGCGTCAAGCCGACCGCACCGTGCCGTCTTTCATCACGCGGTAGTTGTTCACATCGAACATGCCGCCCTTGTGGATGGTCGCCATGGCGAAGCCCCAGTTCCACCGGTTGATGCGGGCGTAGTCGGGCCGCAGGTCGCACAGGCAGCCGGTGCTCCAGCACGCCGTCTCGTGGTGCCACATATCGGATTCGGCGTGATTGCTCGTACGGTGCGAGTGGCCTACGAGCCCGGTGGAGCCCGTCCGCAGGAACACGCCACGAGCCACGTTTACCGGGGCCGCCATGCCACGGGGCAACTCGTGCCCGTGCAGCACCGGCAGCTTGCCGAGCATCACAGGCCGCTGATCTTCCACCAGCGTCACGTCATGCTTGTCGAGCTCGAGCCACGCCCCCAGGCTCATGCGGGGATCGTCGCTGATCTCGGCGGCGTGCTGCCACAGCCAGTGCGTCCACCGCTCCTCATGGTTGCCGGCTTTGTAGACGATAGGGATGCCAGGGAACTCGTGACGCACGTACTCCACGAACGCACGCACGGCGTCGAGCTCGCCCTTGAAGTCCCGCTGCTTCGGGTCTTTCATGTACCGGCTGATGGCGTAGAAGTCGGCGATGTCGCCGTTCAGTAGCAGGCCCGTCAGCCGCTGCTCCTTGAGAAAGCCGATGGCCGCAGCCACGGCGATCTCGGAGTGATAGGGCACATGCACGTCGCTGATGATGCCGACGGGGCCGAGCAAGTCCATGACGTGCGGCGTCCACGACTCAGCCAGGCTCTTGGGCATGGCCCGCTGCTCGCCGGCCTGACGCTTTGGGCGTGGTGCCACGGGCTTGAGCCGCTTGCGGTGTTTGTTGCCATGCACGCCGAACTGCCTGGTGATCCTTTTTCGCGCCTGCTCCAGCGTCACGGCACCGTTGGACTCACGCACCAGGCGGCGAGCCAGGGTGCGAGCCGGTGCGTCTGGATGACGCTGGCAGAGCCGCTTCGCCATGTCGGTGATCACGTCACCTGCCATCCGTCACCTCCCGGTAGCCGAGGCTGTAAAGCACCTTGCTGATGTCCTTGCCGGCCTGCTCGACGTGTTCCTCGCTTGCGGTTGGGAACAACGCATGAAGGAGTTCGTGCGTCAGAATGGTCAGCTTGTGGCGGCCCTTGAGTCCGTTGTGAATCAAGATCCTGGGCCGCTTTGACTTCTGCGAGAACGTGTAGCCGTAGGCACCGCCCTCAAGGCGAGTGAATCGGACAAGCCACCGCTCGTCGCCGTTCAAAGTGAAGACGTGATCGTCGGCCACGGCGTCGCCCTTTCGCTGCTTACCGTAGCCGAGCGGTCAACCTTCCACCGGGCCCCAGCGTGGCGGATCGTCAGGGCATCGCTGGTCGGACCACGACAGCTTGCTGAGCCACTTCCGCTCTCGGGCCACCGGGCATCCGCAGAGGCCGCACGCCTTGCCGTCAAAATGCGGGCACGCCGTGCAGATGTCGTGGCGTCTCTGCACTTCGGCCTCGCTCGCCATAGGGGCTCCGGCGGCAACGTGCTGGGCGGCGGCGGCTGCGAAGTTGGCGGCTTTGCGCAGCAGGGTGACGCCCGGTTTAGGCCGGGGGTACGCCGCGTGCGTCTCGTCTACTGTGATCGTGTCGCCGTCCTCGCTGACGATGCACGCACGCACCTCATCAAGCGTGTAACCTCGCTCTAAATAACGTCGCACGAAAAAGTGGCGTGGTCCCGTAATCATGGAAAAATAAATGGCTCACACGTTTGTTCGCAGAACTCCTTAGAGCAGTACGCAGGCCCTTGTGGCGCGCTCTGCGCGTCTAGCGTGCAGTCGCCGTCAAAACCGCAGTACCAAAACTCCAACTGCTTACAAACGCCGTCGCAGCAGACCTCACGCTCGCCAGAAGCGATCTCGGTTCCGGCAACCCCCTGCCAGCATCCATGCCCTGCTTCCCAGTAATAGTCAGGCGGACAGCAGCCTTCGAGGCCGCCAGCAGGGTAGAGGGTGTGCGTAGGATCGACGCAACCGCAGTCTAGGAATGACTGGCACTTGCAACACGGGCAAACCATCACGGCACTCTCAATCGCAGAAAAGATGACGGCGTGGTGGCGAGAACCATGATAGCCGTTTTCGTGCTCGTCACGATTGTGACCGTTTGCGTAGTATGCGTGATAGCCTTGACCAAATCCTCGCTCGCAGTTGTTTTTGTAACTCCTATCTGGATTGCACAAGACGCAGTATCAAGCGCAGCCGTAACGCTAACGTCCGTTAGGTAAGTGATCGTTATTCCAGAAGTCGTCACGCCAGTTACAACAATCTGGCTTGCAGTGCTTGAGCAGTACGTGCTGGCCGTGGTCTGCGTCACGAACACCGCAGTGCGTGCCTCCAGCTTTGGCACGACGAGCCACCAGTTTGTCCCCTCTTTTCCGACGATGCAGTCCTCATTGCTGTACGCCGTGAGCGTGATCGGCCAAGAAAAGTTGAAGGCGTTGACGGTGGCCGTCGGCGCGTACTTGAACGTCACGATCTTGCTGCTGCCAGTAGGCCACGCACCTGAGAACGTCGCCGCCCGAACCTGCTTCGGGTGACGATCATCGAACCGCTTGGCGAACGTCAGCGGCGATGCCGCCGGGGGCGTCAGCTCGGCCTGACGCACCACGCCCGCAATCCGCTCTGCGGATTCGCGTGTGAACTGCACGGCGTCGAATGGGCCTCTTTTGCGTGCCATTACAGCGAGCCAATCGGCCACGTTCCTGTCGTCGGCGGAACGCCGAGCAGCGAGGTAAAGTCCATCGCAGGGTTGACTCGCCGATAGAGGATAGCGGGCTGGCCGAGCGTCTGTTGGCCGCTGCCGTTGAGGCCGACCGGATTCGCCGAGGCGACCCACTCTGAGTTTTTCTCGTCGAACACCATCGCGCGCTGCTTGACGCCGCCGTTGAGAAAGTTCCACCCAACGTCGGGAATCTGGAGAACCCACGTGCTGGCACGGAACTGGAGTTGAATCTGCGTGGCCCAGTATTGGTACGTCGTGTTGGCGAAGAACTCCTGCGTGTAGTCGGTCGTGACGCCAGCACATTTCAGCGTGTACCGGGCGCAGGTCATGTACGTCTCGCTATTGAGGAAGTTCTGCATCCCGAAGTACGCCTGCGGGAACGGCCAGAAGTTCTTCGTGATCGTGATCTGCACGAGTGCCTCATCCGTGACTAGCCCCTCCAGATAGTCATAGGCCGAGTTGGTCAGAGGCCGAACGTCGTTGTTCCCGCTGAACGCACCCGGCGACGAGTCGTGGTAGTAGTAGAGCGCGGGAACTTGACCGGGCTGCGTCTCAAACCTCCAATCGGCACGCCTGCTTGTCGGTGCCAGAACCAGTTCCGATGAGATAAACGAATACTCGGCGACCGCCTCCGCGTGGTAAGGAGAGTCTCCTGCACGCTCGATTACGCTCACCTTCCTTAGCCCAAGGTGCGTCCACGTTGGGTGAGCGGCCCCCCACGTGCCAAGGTTGAGATGAGAGATAACCTCCGTCTCGGTAAGCGGGTTGTTCTGTAGCGTGTCGTTGGACAGCACCAGATTCCATCGACGCACGGCGACCTCGGGGATCCCGAGCTCGGCTTCGTACGTCCGGGCAAGTTCGTGGCTCGATGCAATGCCCATCAGTTTCGATCCCCGAATGACGAGTAGCCCACAATGGCAACCGGCTGGTTGAAGTAGTTGCTGGCCGCCTGGCCGATGCCCGTGGCGATCCGCTCGAGCAGCTTGGTCTGCAGCCGCTCCTGAATGAGCCGGGGATCCTGAGCGTTGGCCGTCAGGTTCAGCACGAGGGCGGCACCCTCCGCGGTGCGGATGTCGCTGCCCGTGATGGTCTGCGAGCCCAGCGTGTTGAGCTTGGTGAGCCGCTCTTCCTGTCGCTTGGCTTCGGCCTCGGCGGCCTTCTGCTGCTCCTCAAGCACCTTCTGCTGGTACTTGAAGATTTCTTCCTGCACACGCCGCTGCTCGTTGGCGGCGGCCTCGGCGGCTTGGCGTTGCTGGTCGGCGTATCGCTCTTGCAGACGCAGGGCGTCGTCTTGCGCTTTCTTCTGGTCTGCAATCGCCTTTCTGTTGTCGTCTTCCTTCTTCTTCCGCACGTCCTCTAGGTGCTTGATCTCGTTGTTGAAGAGCTCCTGCTGCCGGGCCACCTCTTGGTTAAATGCCTCTTGGTTCAGGATCCCGGCCGACGCCTGCTCCTGAGCCAAGGCAATGCCCTGCTGCAGACGAAGGGCAGCGTCAAAGCCCGCCTGGCCAAACTCCTGAGACTTGGCGATCAGGGCGTTGATGTTCTCGTCAACGGCTTGGAACGCAGCCTGGAATCCCTGGCCGAAACCCTGCTCCAAGGCCAACTGCTGGTCTTCGAGTTTGCCCTGCAACTGGTCGAGCTCGGCCTGGCGGGCGGCTGCGGCGTCTGCGTCTGCGGCATTGCCGGCCGCACGGGCGGCGGCGAGTTGCTCCGACACCCGGGCCTGCTCACGCTGAACGGCCAGCAGATCCTGCTCCAGCTGCACGGCCGCACTGTTGGCCTCCAGCAGCCCGTCGATGCGGGCTCGGTCGGCCTCAATCAGTCGCCGCTGCTCGTCCTGCAGTTGCTTTACCTTGCCGATCTGGGCGTCGTACTCAGCGTTGGCGGCGGCTACACCACGGCGAAGCGTCTCTTCGTTGATGACTCCGCCCTCAAACTGCTGCCGCAGTTCTTCGAGCTTGTTCTGAAACTGCAGTGCGGCGTCAAATCCTGCCTGCCCGAACTGGGCGGCGTCGTTGATCGCCTGCGATATCTCGGCCCGCAGCCCGGCGACGGTGGCCTGGGCGTCGGCCTCAATCTGCAGTTCGATCTTGGCGTCATTCTCAATGCGTGCGATCTCGTCTCGGAAGGCATCGCCAGCCCGAGCGGCAGCACGCCGGAAGGTCTCTTCGTTGATCAAGCCGTCGTCCAGCTGTGCCTGCAGTTCTCGGATCGACTCCTGATACTGCAAGGCGGCGTCGAAGCCTGCCTGGCCAAAGGCGGCCGACTCGTCGATGGCGTCGGTAAGGTTCTGCTGAATCCTCTCTAGATCGTTTGCGAACTGCTTGGCGAAGTTGTCTTCCAGCGTGGATTCGATTTCGGCGCGTAGCTTGCCAACCTTAGTCGTGGCTTCAGGAGTGTTGCCAACAAGCCAGTCGAGCGTGCCGTTGACAGCCGCCAAGCCAGACGACAACAGATTGAACCTGTCACCGATTTGATCGATCGCCGGAGTAAGGACAAACCCGATAGCCTGGGCAACTCTAGTCACTGATCCGACAATGTCTGCGAACAGATTTGCCACGCCTTCGACGATGCCGGCAAAAGGCAGCAAGGCCGACCTGCCAAGCGTAGACAGCGAGATCTTGACGTTATCAAAGGACGAGCCGAGAGAACTAATACGATCACGATCAATCTTGCTAATAGCCGCCGAGAATCGCCGCAGTGACTCTTCGCTCTCAGCAATGGCGTTAAAGCCTGGCAGCAGAGTCAGACCAGCCTTTCCAAGCGTCTCGGTTGCCAGTGCCGCACGTCTTGCCGGATCGACAATGCCCTGCAGGGCCTGCGATGTCCGCTGTGCCAACTCAGCAGGATCAAGATTCGCAAGCTCCTCTTGTGAAATCCCCAGCTCTCGGAAGGCTTCGGCGGCCTTGCCCGTGCCGCTGCGGGCTTCGTCAATGTTTACCGACAGTTTTTGAATGCCTGCCGCCAAGGCGTCGATTGAAATGCCGCCTCGCTTTGCGGCCTCGTCAAGAATCTGGATAGTCTGAAAGTCCGTTCCGAGACGCAGGGCTGCGTTGCTCAGTTGCTCTATCCGTTCGTCTAGTGCCGCCAACCCTCTGACGACCGCTGCCGCAGCTGTGCCAAAAGCAGTAAACGCAGCGACGGCAACAGTGACCGGATTCGCTAGGCCAGCCAACTGCGTGCCAACGGATGCTATGCCGGAGCGAAGCCCGCCGCTAAACACTCGGTTCAGCCCTTCGGCCGCACTAGAGACTCCAGAGAATCGGCCGGCGATGTTGCCAAGAGGGCCGGGCAACACCGCCAAAATGCCAGACAGCTCGTTGAGCTTTAAGCCCTCGGTTGCGGCCTTCTCGACCTCGTCGGAGAACTTTTCGGCGGATCCGCCAGCCTTCGCAAGTGCCGCATCTGCCTGCGCCACGCCACGGGCGTACGTCTCGCTGCTGATCGCACCAACACGCACCAGTTCGTTCAGCCGGGCAATCCGCTCGGCGTGAATCTCTTGCTCTGTGCGGAGTTCTCTGGTGACTCGCACACCTTCCTCAAAGGCGTCGGCAGTCTGCCGCACCTCTTGCTGCAGAGCCTCAAACTGCTTGGCGTATTCCTGAGCGTTAAGGCCGCCGGCGAGTTGCTGCGACAGTTCTTCAAACCGCTGATTCAGAGACGCCTGAGCCGTCGCCGCCGCCTGGCTGTCCTTGGCAAACTTGTCGAACACGGCCGTGGTTTTGTCGGCCTGCTGCCCCAGCTTCTCAAGAGCCCGCTCGGCCGGCGTAAGGTTCTTCACCACGCCAGAGGCGTCGGCGGAAACCTTCATCGCAAGTGAGAGGATGTTGGCCATGGCTGCTACTGCTCAAAGATGCCGGCGAGCTTTGCGAGCTCTCGGGCCATCTCCTCTGATGTCTGCGGTGGCTTCTCGGTCGGAACGAAATCGGACGCCTTCGGTGCTTTGCCTTTCTCGCTGTACGGTGCGAGCACGGCACTGGTGAGCAAGCCTGTCTGCTGCCACGGATCCGGCAGAGCGTGGTAGTAGCGGGTGAAGGCCACCCACTCACTGAGCTCCTGAGAATCCATGCGGCGAGACAACTCACGCACCGTCATGCCTAGGTGCCCGGCGAGGCGGAAAAGAAACCTCCGCATCGGCCGGGTCTTTAGTTTTTTGCCAACTCCTCCACGTCGCTCTCGGTCATGTTGTTGTGCTTCATCGCCTTCTCGAAGAGCTTCGACACCACGGCCGACGACTTCTTCGCCAGCTGCTCGATGCCCTGCTCGTCGAAGAGCCGCTCGCCACTTTCGGGATGGCACAGGCAGCGGGCCAGGTACTTCGTTCGGAAGTTGTCGATGCCCCGCTCCTTGTTTCCGATCCACTCCTTCTCGTAGGAGTCCCGCTCTTCGACGGTCATCACACGGATGCCGAGCACCAGCGGCTTACCGCTGGCGTCCTTCCACTCCTTCACCGTCACCTTGAGCACGGACAGATCGTCCGAGGCGAGAATCTGGGCGGCCAGTTCTTGAACAGTCAGAGCCATGGCATCTCCTAGGGTTGGATCCTTAACGTGACGGTGTACCGCGCCACGTCATTGGCAATGCCCTGGAGCGTGAACTTCTCGAGCACGGCGGTGCCGGAGTAGGCAAGGCCACCGCCCGCAATCGAAACCGCAGCACGCTTGGCGTACGTGGCCGTCGAGATGTTCGCAGTCGTCAGGCACGATATCTCTATAGTGCCAACGTCAAGCGTCCACGTACTTGCACGAGCCAGCGGCAGCGAGCCGCCGTGTGTCACACGCAGTTCGGTGATCTCACCGAATGACACGCCGTCCCACGTCGCCGTGACGCCCG